GCGCCCACAATCTTGCCATTGCCAATATAAATAAACGCATGGTTCCACCGAGAACTGGTGCCAAGGCGAATGAGTTTGCCAAAGAATCCGCCAGTCTTAACTACGCCGTAGTCACCCCATCGTGGCTCATAAGTCGTCATGTAATTCTTCAATCAATTCCATTTCTTGTTTCTCAAGTTTGAGAATGTGGCGAATGATTTGCGCATCTCGCTTGGTCTGTCCAATCATGGCAATACCGATGATGAGTTCAACTGTGACGGCAAGCCATGAGGCTAGGTTCATCCATTTGACGTAAGACGAGTCATCGCCAAACCAATGTGGGCGAATCCACCAGACAACGGTTACAAACGTCCAACCAATAACAAAAAACCAATTACGAATAACTCCTTGGATGCTCCAAGAAATCTGCTCGCTGAATGTAAGAACATCGCCAGTAGACCGATGGATATATTTTTTCTTCCAAGGATTAAGCATTATGCTCCCTAATGTGTTGTTCAAACTTGCCGTTAAGTACGCCTACTTCTACTGCTATACCTTGCTGACGCTCAACCAATGTCTCAACCATTGGGATAACTTGTTTGCGAATGGCATCGTTCAGGGAACCGCCTGAGTTTGGTGTTACCTCATGCTTAATTTCTTTAATGTCGCTAAATTCTTGGCGTAATACATTCTGCACGCCGTGTTTAAATACATACCATATTCCAGTACCAGTGGCACCAATTGTGAATACTGCGTTATAGGCAATTGTTGTAATGTCTGTGCTGGTCATTGCGGTTTTCCCTATTCTTATACGGTACGGAACTGGCAGAGAATCATTCCACCGAAGCCTTTGAAACGACGTTCTGGTGGAGTCATACGGACAAACGTGATGCTTTCAATGACACCGCGCACGGTCTCATCGTTGGTGAAGTCTTGTAGGACTACAACATCGCCACCTGACTCAATGGTTTCAAGGGCTTGGATGCGCTCGCTGGCACCGCCTTCGTAACCGGTAGTCATGTTGTAGCGATCACCTTCAAAGTCGTAACAGAGAAGGGGAAGGGTAATAATGCGCTGGCGCTTGACGGCAGGTAATGCCTTGAGCTGGTAGCCATTAAACGAATCCTCTGTTCCGACAGCCTGACTTGTTGCTGAGGTGAAGGAAAAGCGCAGGGCAATAGATTCCTTTGGGTAAACATCTTGGGTATCCATGCCCGTAATATCTTGGGTAAAGTCAAAGGTATTGTCGGCAGTAATGATGTCAACCACTGTGTTATCTGGGTTAATTACGCTAAGTTTAACTGTTCCCTGCATTGGCTGGGTCTCACGTAGCTTGACCAACTCAAAGTGCTTATCCTCAAGAGTCAAGAAACGGATCTGACCGGTCTGTAGGTAACCTGAGGTAACCAGGGTATCTGCCTGTAGGTATGTGCCTACGCCCTTGATGCCAATAGCCAACTTGTTGCTACGGCCATAGATAGCGACATCTACAGCATCGTTGGTTGATGGCACCTGAAGGTGAGTTGCATATGCCATCTGGTTAACGCTTAGGTCACGGCTAAGGTCAATCTTGACCAAGCCAGACTTCATGGTGCCAGCACCGTCTGAGTCAATGTAATTGCTGACCGTGCAGTAGGCATAGCGGTCATTGAAGGCTACGTTGTAGCAAGGTCCGCCATTGACGTTTGCTCCGATGGCTGGTTCGTAACCATTGGTCACAACGGTAAGTGGGCCGTAGGTAACGTAACCTGATGAGACGAATCCTGATGTATCAATCTGTCCGATACGGATACCTTTGTTGGTACCGAAAACCATGTACTTGCCAACGTATGCGCCAAGGCAATAGATCAATTCGCCTTGTGGCATATCAGCTGCGGTAAGGGCTTTGGTCAACAGCGGAATCTGGCCTGATGTATCTAGCGATAAGCGGTATACGCTGCTGTTGTTACCGGCATAACCAGCGATGTAAATGGCGTTAGGTCCTTCACAGATACCAGTCCAGATCCAGTTAGTATTTGGATGGGCATATACGGGCAAAGTGTTATTGGATGCAAGGGTTACTGTTCCTGTTAAGCCAGTGCTAAATGCCACGTCGGCGTTATTGTGATAGAACGATACTTGTGTAGCAGATGGGACAGCAGTAACAGACCATGTGCCGTTGTATGGGCTAGATAGACTTGCTACAGTAATCTGGCTACCAACCGAAAAATTGTGAGCAGATGATGTTGTAAGAGTAGCAATGTTGGTAGCCAACAAAGCAGCGGTTACTGTAAAGGAAGTGATCGGCGTTACTTCATAAACATAATTATTAACGCCAACGATAAGACGCTGTTTAACCCAAGCAAGTTTGACGTGGGTAACGGTGCCTACTGCTGCTGGAAATGTAAAGATCAGCGATCCTGTACCACCGGCAAGGGTACCTTTGTAGATACCGGTAGCATTTGCGGCATAGTAAGACTGGCCATCGGTTGCAACATCAAGGATGGTTCCTGATCCGCCCCATGTAACGGTTGTGTTTGCAGCACCGTCCATACGAGTAAGGGTTGACCCATCGGCTTGGAATAAGACGTTTGCTGAATTAACATCGTCATAGCCACCGATCAGAAGCGGTGTGCCAGAGGCTGATGCCTTGAGGGCTACATCTGGCAGTAGGGTTACTTTGCCAATGTTGAATACATCTACGCCAGCTGACTTGTTAAAGCGATAGGCAACTGTCTCGCCTTGAATTGGCTCTTCATAGCGGATACCAGCGCCGTAGTGGAATGAAGACTGGCTACGAAGCCACCATCCAGTAAGCGTCTGCTCGCCTGGATCTTTTTGCTGGTCAATCTGTTGCTTACGATACTGAGCAGTCTCACGCTTGTATGGGTATTCTTTGGATGGGCCAAGAAAGAATGGCAATCCGGCAATAGCACAATCGTATTGGTTACTGGTGTTGACGTAAGTGGAACCCGATGTAGACGGCGCTCCTAGTGGTGTCGCTGCGGCTGGTTCAATAATATGTAAACGACCGTCTGTTGCCACTATTGCTCCTTATTCTAAGAGGTTCACCAACGTTCTTGTACGCCCGTGAGCCAACTGTGTGTATACCTGCGTGGTTGCGACACTGGTGTGGCGCATAAGTTCTTTAACGGCAATCAGATCCCCGCCTGATTTCTCAAGCATGGTGGTTGCAAAGTAGTGTCGTAGGCTATGGAAGTGCTTAGCCTCTGGGCCGAGGATGCGACGCATCTCATCAGCCGCCTTCTTGGAAAAGCTGTTAGGGTTAATGTTCCAAAGTCTGTCCAAGGTATTGTGGGCTTTGATTGTCTCAGCCACGATAGGGCTGACTGGGATAACCAGATCGGTATTGCCCTTACCCAAGACGTTAAGCATTGGGCCATCCTCGGTCTCAATCAGATCGGCACCGCGGATCTTGGCTACTTCCATACAGCGCAGCCCTGCCATGCCACCTAGGATAAACCAGTCCTTGTAGGGCTGCTGGGCCTCGGCTAATAGCTTGGCATACTCGGCCTTGGTAACAGGCTTAGGAACGCCCCTACCTGCCTTTACGTCGGGTAAATCAAGGGCTGGGTTGTTGCCATCAACTAACCCCAGCTTATTCAGATGCTTGTAAATTGAGCGCAAGCGAGAGACATAGTTGGCTTTGGTTGACTGCTTGTTAGCGGCCAGCACTACCTGTTCTAAGTCTTCTCGCTTGGCTAGGGCAGGATGCACCCCAATACGGCGTATGATCTGCCAGTCTGTTCGTATAACATATGGGCTAAAGCCTGATGAGTCATACCGGTTTTTCAGCTGCCGGTATATCTCATCCATAGGTACAAGGTTATCCACAGGGATACTGTACCACTAAGCTACCTAACTCTCTGTGGAGTGTTCCAGTCAGGCTTGTGGGGCTGGATTGAGCCACGCTTGATAGTCAGGGTTCTCTGCGGTGCAAGTGACTCGGATTAGACCGTCTTCATCCACTCGCCCGTAAATCATTACGCCGTCAAAGTTCTGACCGATTTCAATATATTTCATTAGAGTTCAGCACTCCATCCTAGATAGGCAGCCGAAGTCGCATTGAGGCCGCCAAGTTTTGTAGCGTTTCCTGCCGTTAGGCCAGAGCCTACTGTTGCCACAACCTGTCCAGCGTTATTCCATCCAGCGCTGAAGGTTGGAACGGCGGTGCAGGTTACGCCACTAGCGGCTGAATTGAGCAGAATGTAATCGCCTGCACTTCCAGTTGTTTCAACCGAGGTTGGCGCAGTACGCATTGTGACTGGGAATGGAATAACCGCATACGCTTGAGTTGAGGAGAAGCATTGACCCAATCCAAAATGCTGAGATGCGGCAACAAAACTCTGACGGAAGTAATATCGTTGAGCCAAGGCTAACTCGCCTTGGAGTGTTCCTGATGCGGTGGTGAATGGGGTGGCTACTGAGCCAGCCTCAATCTGTACGCCCCAAAATGAAATGGTTGAGGTTGTTCCCGATGGCAATGAAAAGCCAAGAAGCAAGTAACTACCTGCACCAATAGTTTTACCGCTAACCGATGGGATAGTTGCCGTAAAGGTAACGCGCTGCCAAGAAGTCGTTAGGCTAATACTTGGGTTAGAAATGACATTGTATTGCGTGGAAGAACCACCTGAACCAAAGTTTTGGTCTGCGTAAAATCCCATAACTCTTGTGCTATCAGCCTTTGCCCACATTGAAATTGTTACTGTTTGTCCAGCAAAGGTACGGACATCTTCAATTCGTTGTCCAATTTGATTTGCAGTATTTCCGCTACCCGCATTTGTCATTTGCCATTGAAGGTAATAGGCAGATTCGTAGCCTGTAACTGGCGCGGCTCCTGGGGTAAAGGCTTGCTGAGATACTGAATAAGCCGTTCCTGTACCTGCACTGTAATTCATTAGCCATCGGTCTGCGGTATAAACACCTGCACCGCCACCGCTAAAACTAAACGAAGTTCCACGCTGCCAGATACCAAAATCACCATTGATAATCTTATTCTTACCAGCCAAGAACGGAGCTACTACGCCACCGCTTGACTGCTCTACCGTACTTGTAAGTTGTGCGCGTGACATTATGCACCTGCCTGTGGTGTTGAAGAGTTGGATGGGAGTGTG